CAATAGTCATCGTGATACACATGGAACGGTCTTAATCCCATTCCTTCTCGATTACACACAAGACAACACGTTGCATCTGTTCCAACGTGCTTGCACTCACAGCAATGCACAACATGGACTACATCCTCCAGCGGTTTAATCAGCTTTGAATACTCTCCAAGTGTTATTTCGTTGTGGTCAAGTTTGTAATCGGCATCATGAAGGATTACAATCGCATTCATTTCCGCTCACCGTCCTTCCGCTTTTCCCATAGGTGGCAGAATCCATCCCTCGGAAGATAATAGTGTTCTTGTATCGGGCACCTTGTGCGTCCGTCATCATACACGCCACCGTTATCAGCATTCCTCGCGCAATACTCGCATCTGGCAGGCAAGATCAGTTCCCCGGTGCCTTCCTGTTGCGATATCGCAACGGCAGCGGCTTCTTCTTCCGGGATCAGGTCATCCATGGCGACCACACAGGGTACCGCCGAATCACACATGGCTTTATATACTTCATCTAAATCATCGGCAGAAACATGCACGATAAAACCAGATTCCGCCGTTTCTGGTTCTTCCGTTTCAGGCTCAACATCAAGGAATTCCGAGATTGACATCTGCCCTTCCAGCACATCCACCGGCCCCGGCTCCGGGATCCTCATCGCCCGGATCTGCTGCACCGTGGTCTCCGGCGTCACCGCCTCGGCCTGCTGGTCTGTGAGGTAAAGCATTTCCTGTAGCTGCGACTTTGACAGCTCTGCGTATTTCTCCAGAATGAGCGGTGAATCTCCGTCCTCTGAGAACCGGTCGTTTATGCTCATGTACCTAGAGGCCGTGCTTTTTGATATCCCAAATTCCCGTGAGGCAAAGTCCCACACGGAGGTATATCCTGCTTCCTCGGCATCCTTCCAGAGTTCCCGATCACGCACCTGCTTGAGATAGTACCCAACAGCCACCACGCACCGGGCCACGGTCTTGAGATTGGCGCCGATAAAGCACCGTACATCATCCAGGGAGCATTTCGCATACCACGGCAGCTCCTGCACTACACCATCCTCCGGCATATCATCCTCCTTTTCTCATCCACGCCGTTCCTATGGCGTCATCCTCTGCGTCGTAGGGCCGCTCCTCAAAGTTCGAGAACCGCGTCCTCTTCTGCTGCGGGGCTTCTGTTCCGCTCCTGGCCCTGTCCTGCTCTCTGGAAAGCCAGGACGTCACAAAGCGCAGTACGCCCGTCCTTGTCTTCTTCCGCGTCGGATTCCCCTGACACCATCCGACCATCTTCCGAAGCTCCTGCACAACATCAACAGCAGGGTAGAGGGCAGACCAGTCCTCTACCTGCTGCTTTGTGATCGGGAAAAGAGAGCCGTCGTTAAGCGGAATCTGCAGGACCGGCGGCGCGGAGGTTTCCGGCTCCGCGCAGTAAGTCTCTTTCTCTTTCTCTTTCTCTTTTACTTTTACTTTTACATTCTCTTTTACTTTCTCTTTAGGTTTCGCATCTGCTGAACCATGGTTTTCGGATTCAGAAACCACTGGTTTTTCATTCTGCAAACCATGGTTTTCTGATTCGGAAGTAACCTGCTTTGACGGTCTTCCCCCCTTGGCTCCATCCTCTCTGCGCTTCGTGTTCGCGTCAATCTGAGGACGCACCAGAGTAAACACGATCTTCGTGATAGGATCCATAGACTCCGGCACAGTCCCGTAAATCCCATACTCTGTGATCGCCCTCATAACGATACCAAACTGTTCATTATCCAGGTCTTTTGTAGCCTCAAGAAAACTGGCATAGAAGATGAAACCATCCATCGTGTTTCTCCTTATCCTATCAAAGCAATGTTTTGCAGATCACTTTTCGCCATTTCCATGGTTATGTAATTTTTGATATTCGCAATCGCCTCGTTCTTCCAGACGCCATTTGATGCATCGGAAAGGAGGAAATACGGACTGTCACTTGCGATCTTCATGCGGAAGATGTACTGCGTCTCCGGCTGGTCAACCTCCTGGAAGGTTCTGTATGGCGCCAGAGTGACCGGATTCGGCACCTGGACATTTGCCGCGCTTGATACACCCGTCTTCATTGTGGCTGTCTGTGTGATTCCGTCATCGGCATAGGCCACATTGTTCTGGGCCATCACGTTCCCGGCGAGCTTCAGGAGCAGATCACGATCCTCGGTCGGCGCGAAATTGCTCTGTAATCGAAGAATAAAGTCTTCCTGCCCCATCCACTGATCAAAGTGGAAGCTGTGCACATTCGCCGAGGCATGGCACAGATACTCTCTCTTTCTTTCGTTATCCAGACCGGAAAAAAAGTCAATCTCAGTAGGGCCGGATACATGGATTATCATCCTTTTAGCTGCATACTCAAGTCTGCAGCCGGTCACATATTCCAGGAGGCCGGTCAAAGTCTCCACCTTCAGCGGCTCCGCTTTCGGCGGCTCGTCCATGCGGTAAAGTTTCTCGTTAGTGTAGGTCTTTCCGCAGATTACCCTTGCGTCATGCACCGGGGCTGCCTTGTCTACAAGATCTTTGATAAAATTCATTGCTTCTCTGGTCATATCCATCTCTTCTTTTCCTCCTATTACCTTTTCTATTACAGTTCAACGCCCTCGATGATTGCTCTGACTTCCAGGATGTGCAGGTACTCTCCCATCGCTCTCTGTTGGTCTTTCAGCATATGAAACGGGCAATCGTGCTTCGGTTCCTCCTCCACGGTCCACTGTGCCGCTTCGATCCTGTTACAGAAAGCCTTCAGCCGCTCATAGCGGATTTTTGTCTGGAAATACTCGGCCTTGAAGCGCTCCTTGTAATCGTCGGAAAGCATTCCACTTACTGTATCTTTCAGTTCCATTTTCATCATCATTTTGTTCTCCTTAAATCAATTGGTGTGCTGTCATATATCTCCCCGGTTTCTGCGTCCACGGTCCGGGTGTCCTCCGCATAAGCGGCAGCAGGCTGGATCCTCGCCGGGTTGTTCTTGTACTCGGAAATTTCCACCCTTCCCGTCCGGGCGTCCTGCCCGATCAGAAGGACGGCCTTATCCTTGTTAAGCTTTGCAAGCTTCGTCTGAACGTCAAATTCCACGTTGATTGTTCCCGCTTTTGGCGAAAACTTAAGCGTGATTGCGATACCCCTGGCGGCTTCCGGGTCCTTGTTCGGGTCCAGAATGTCCCGCCCGATCTGAGCCACCGCCAGGTTGAACTTCTCCCGAAGCGCTCCACCGGCGAGGCTGTTAAAATCTACCACTGCTCTCCTTTCTGCCCCCGGATTCCTCCGGGGGACTTAACAACGCCTTTTATCTGAGCTTGTCGTGACACAATATCAGTTTTATAAGCGACGCCGTAGAGGGTCCTGATCCCTCCGAGTTACCTGTTTCCACCAAAGAGTGCCGCCGCAATGTCGTTCTGCGGCGCGGCAGATGCCGCCTTCGCAGGCTGTGCCTCCGGCGTTCTCTGCGCCTGTTCCTGCGGCTTTGCCGGTTCGGGTGCGGGAATCTCCACCCTCGGCGCTTCAAGCTGTTCCTGCGGCGGCTGGGCGAGTTCCTGCGACTGTTCCGGGATGTCGAGAACAGCTTCCTCCTGCGTCCCGGTCTCTTCCGCGGCGTACATGCCGCCGAGCATCACCGGGAAGGTCTCCCGAAGTGCCTGAACCTGCGCGACCTTTCTGATCATCGTAGCAGGCTTCTTCGACCACTGAGAGTTCAGTGATCCATCCTTCTTTCTACCGGCGTACTCATCGAAGGAGACTTCAACCCGGCAGCTATGGGAGCGGCCCCGTCTCCAGACTTCCGCCCATCCGCCGATCAGCTGTTCCCCCTGGAGGATGATAGTACCAACGCGGTAAGTGATAGCTCCGTCTTCCGTCATTACGACAATGCCGGATTCCATGCCTTCATATTCGGGATTCGCGTCTGCCCGCTTCATGAAGGCTTCTTTGCCGGTCACCAGTGTAGCCGGTTCGTTCCCGTATTTGATGATATACGCCTCTTTCAGCCACGGATTCAGTCCTGCGAAGCGGCAGAGGTTCAGGAACATCACCACCTCTTTCGTGGTCACTCTGTCCTTGTCACCTGAGACAAGGTAGTTCTTGACATCACTCATGGAGATTTTTACCTTTTCCCCGTTCGCGACATACTCCACAAAGTCCCTCTTCTGCGCCTGCTGCGGCGCAAGCCTGTTCTGTACTGCCATGATTAGCCCTCCTTCTTAATCCTTAATCGCTCTGAATTCAATACCCTGGCTTCTGAAGAAAGCCGCCAGGAGCTGTGCATGGTGCGTGTCCAGCAGGGCCTCAAAGGCTACCCACTGTTTCGGTTCCGGCTCCGGCCGGTCAACCACCGCGTTGATTCCCTGCTTTACTGCGGGTCTGACGTCTTCTGGGATGTGCTGAAGGAGCGCCTGCTTTCTCGCTTCTTCTGCGGCCTGCCGATCTCTTTCCTCCTGCTGTCTTTTGCGCTCTTCCTCATAGGCTGCTCTGCGCTTTGCTTCCTCTTCAAGCTGGTTTCTCCTTTCCATTGCTTTTCCAAGATCAAAGGTTTCAAGGAACGTCTTCATCATGTCACCGGCATATGGGCTGTCGCTGTTCCCGATTGTGTTAATTCCATTTCTGACGGCCTCAATCGTTTCCTGCATGATGCCCTTCGCCTTACTGATCGAGAAGGTCGCGTTCGACCACTCCGGGACATAGACTCTTTCAAAGGGAAGGATCTTGCTCATGTCTCCGACCATTGAATCAAACTCCGCGCGGAGCTTATCAATCTTCTCCCGTCTCACCTTCGACTCGTAGTTCTTTACCTGGGCGTCAATATTGCTGATTGCCGCCTGGACGATGCCGACGATCTCATCCACCTGCCGGCCGAACTCCTCGTCAGGGGCAAGCAGCTTCTTTCTGACGTCCGTCCGGCGGTCCTTGATTGCCTTCACGAACTTGTTCAGCTTCGCCCGGTCGGCCTTGGCCTGCTTGATCAGGTCATCGGTGTAAACCGCGGTGGCGTAGCTCTCGGACTGCGCGATTACCTCTGCCTTGATCTCATCGTAATTCCACTTGATTTCGGTGACGTAACCGTTCTCCTGCGGGTTGTAAATCTGCATTTCAAGAGCCATTGTGTTACCTCCTTCTTATCTCTTCTCACTTCAAAACACGGGCGATGATGCACAGCGCCGCAAGGTATGCCGCGAACCCATTCACCCAGTTTTTGTGATCGCTTAAATAAGCACACATGTTAAGCAAAAAAAGGACTATAAATAAAAGCAACCTATCATCCATTACTCTCTCCTTATATCGCCGGTAGGATCAGGTTCGGCTCCCTGTCCTCCTGTATATGCTTCCACATCTTCCAACCGGCCTGCTCCAGCTCCTTAATATCTTCCAGGACTTCGGACCGCTCAATCATGTAGTGCCGCACCGTGATGCGGATCCCGTCCTGCCATTCAGACCGGAGCCGCGCTTTCAGGACCGCGAAATCAAACTCCGTGACCATCAGATACCAAAGCACCTGACAGTAGTAATTGTCCGGAATTCGGTCATTCCATTTCTCCCGCTGCATGGACTGCAGGATGCTCGTTGTCTTGATCTCCAATACACCTACTCTCCCGGTATCCTTCTCCCGGAGCCACCCGTCCAGGGAAGCGTGTGCAAACGGGAACTTGTCGTTGAAGAACATATTGTTTTCCACATATCCGACTTCATATTGTGGAAAATCCAGAGCAAACATCGCCCGGAGGTGCGACTCCGCGTCGTGCCCGAACTTCACATAAGGCTCATTGCTGATATCAGGCGCCTTCTCCCTGCCGGTCTTCTCCTTCCAAAGATCAATATTGGTCTTATAAGGATTCAGGCCGACCAGTGCCGAGGCGTCCGATCCGCCTATTAACGTCCGGGCCTGCAGCCATTCCTCCGCAGAAGAAAATGATTTTACTGTTACCATGTGCTATAATCTCCTTGGATGCCTCGCACGAACATCCATCCTTCAGTCTTGAGCCTGTTGTGTTGCCTCACACAGGCTCTTCCTTTTCTCCCTCGACTTCCTGATCCGCTCCTGCTGCAGCATCGCCTCCTGGTTGAAGCTGATTTCGATCCGGTGATCCGGTCCGTGACGCGTCAGAGTGTCCGCAAGCTCTTGTCTTACTACTTGCCACTCTTCCCAGAGTGGATCGCATGGCTTCAGCGTGTACTGGATCCCGTTCACCCCGTTCGGCATCTCACTCACCTTCCTGCTTATCGAAAAGTTCGTGTCTTACAATATCCAAGATGATAGGGCCGACCAATATAGACATACTTCCGAGAACATTAGCAAGCGCACCACTCACAGCTGACTCAACCTCTCTCATCGACAGGATCCGTACCGTTTTTTGACTCTGTTCTTCCTTTTCATTTACAATTCGCTCGACTTCTTCAACCGTACGACCGCTTATCTTTGCAGCCATCTCTAACGCACTTCTTTTAACAATGCTTCTTTCTTCGTCCGTCATTTTCCGATCCTTACCTCCTTGTATTTGTGATTCCATATTGGAGTCAAAATCCAATGCCTTACCATTTGGCGATAGTCCCATGTGCTCGTCTCATTTAAGGACGAACACTACACTGCTTCTTCGTAAAGGGTAACTTCCTGGCCCTTTATCAGAACTTTTCTGCCGGTATATCCGTTTGGAAGTCGTTCCATGATTTTCTGTTTTATAATTCCATCATCTCTCCACTTATAGACTGTTCGCCTGTTGACCCCTGCAGCTCTGGCCCAGTCTGCGAGGCACATTGTGGTTCCTTTCACAGTTACAAGCACAGAGTTTTTGCTGTTTATCGCTTGTACCTTGTCCGTTTCCCATCTACAGTTATCTGGATAATATCCTTTGGAATTATCTATTCTATCTATGCTTAAATCGTCACGATAACCGTTGGACAATGCCCATTCATAAAATGCGGGATATGATTTCCATTCTTCGGCCATGTCGAGTCCGGCACCCCCATAGTGATGAAAAACTGTATCTCCTGGATAAAAGCATCTGCTGATAATTTCGTGCCAGATCCTATAAAGCCTTCGGTTTTTATTCTTTAAACCATGTGTAGTTAATTGCTCTGCTGATCTTTTTCGATTGCATTCAGCGCAGCATTGCGTCTTATGATACGAAAGCCTTGACGTTGGAATCAGAATGGTTCTTCCACAATCACATCTACATTTCCAAATATTCCCAACTCGTTTTTCTTTGTGATCTATTCCTAAAATCACTAACTTTCCTTGTCGCTTTCCTGTCAGAGAGTCGTAAAACTCTTTCTTCCGTTCACTCATTTCTTTACAAACACCTCTGCATACTTAACGCCAAGATCCTTCGCCGTCTGGTGATCTGATACCAAAATGTCTACATGATTTCCACGAACTCCACGATCCTCGACAACGTATCGATGCCCATCAATCATCAGTTCCGTTCCGAAAGGCAGACCGCCGACTGCCACAGTCCTTCCTTCAACCATCGGCGCACCAGATGCCGTCCTGTGTGCGTTCCTGCCATTACAACAGCGTTCCTTGCAATAAAAAGTAAGTTTCCACCTGCCAAGACTCTCCCACCGTTCCTCCGGGATTGCTTCGGCCTGCGTCGCCGTCCTGATCTCGATGGCCTGCGGCGGCTCTCCATCCACCGGCGGGAATTCCGGCAGCGGAGGAACCTGGAGATACTCCCTGTCTTCTCCCAGCTCAGTAAGCTCCTCACGGATCAGCCTGGTGCGGCGGAGCGTCGCCGCAAATGCTTCTTGGTCCGCCCGGACCGCTGACGCCAGGAGGAGGATGATTATCCCCGCCAGGATAATCAGACCGACCACCGTTGTTCGGACCATGCTGCGGAACACCTCTTCGCTGTTCCTGTTCATGTCCGCCATTCTGCGCCGCTCCCGGCGCTTCAGCTCTCTCTCAATCTTTGTCACGACGCCACCTCCACAATCTTGATCTGGCGCCCGGACATCTGCGCCAGGAGAAGGACGTCCTTCATCCGCAGTTCCGGCAGGGTGCCGGTCGCCACCTTCTTTCGGAGGTAGTCATCGCCGTATCCAAGCATCTTCGACAGGTCCGAAGCGCTCTGATCCGAGGCCGCTGCCGCCTCCGCCACCATGCCGGCGATCTTTATGTGCATGGATTTGTATGGTGTCTGTTTCATGTTCCCTCCTTATCCCCCTTTAATATCTGATTTCTAAATTTCCGTGTTCATTCAGCCAGTCAATGACTTCTTTGTAGCCTAAGCCGCCATCTTTCCACGGCTTCATGATCCATGCGTATTGTTTCGGATGTGTTTCCTTCATTTTTTCAAAGCGTCCCTCACCGGGCTTGTCAAAATGACATCCGAAGCCGCAGAACATACAGCCCGTGCGCTTGCACCCGGTCGTTTTTAATACTGGTAAGCCAAGATCAAAGATTCCCAAATCCTCAAAATCAAGTTGTCCATCAATCTCTTTTTCTTTGATGACTTCACCGTATACCGAAGCAATCGGAATCTTGTTTTGATAAATGTAATAAAGCACATCTTGTTCAGTCCAAAACGCCAAAGGGTTACTGGTCGGAAGTTTAAGGTTAAACCCATTGCATCCATGTTTTAACCAATGTTGCTCACGCAAACGTGATTCAACAGCCATCTGCCCAAGTATTGGTTTTCTGCCTGTTTTCATTGAGTAATCGTGAGCAGGGCTTTTCTTCATAACCTTGCAACACATATGCGAAATGACAAACGGTGTTTCAAGCAGGTACTTATATTGCGGGATATTGTACATACTTTTCTCACCTGTCTTCTTATCAACAGCCTCACCGTTTAGTTTTTGCATCCTGTATAATGGGGGTTGTTTCCCATTATTAATTGCGACCTTGCATTCATATATGGTTTGTGCAACTTCCTTGCTGATAAACGGGTAACCGTACTTCTCTATTACCTGTTTAAAAGTAAGTTTCGGCTTCAGCCATTCCACGTTGTCCCATGTTTTGACAAACTCTCTGATTTCCGGGTATTCAAGTCCAGTGTCAACAAACACAGCCTTAATGTCCGGATACATCTGCCTTGCGATTGTCAGCAACACCGTGGAATCCTTCCCGCCCGAGAAACTGACATAAACGCCATCTTCCCCGTACTGGTTGACCCATTCGCGGATCCTGTCCTTTGTCAGAGCAATTTTCACAGATAGAGGGGCCGCTTGCATTGACCGCAGCTCCCATATTTGCCTGCTCATACTGTCACCTTCGCCTCACGGCGTCTCCTTTCTCAACTCGACTTCCGAGTTGTCACAGCAATCCTCATCACCCTCATGGAGTTTCCTGGAGTTCAGCCATGTGCGTCGGAACATGCAGGTGGAACAGTTGCCGATGCCGTCCGCCGACATGCTGCATTTTTTTATTTCGCTGATCTTTTTCATGCCGTCACCTTCTCTTTTAGGTACTGCTTCATGCTGTCTTCTCTGAAGTCACCTGTTGCGTGACATCATCCGCAAAAAAAATAGGCACAGGATCGGTAATGCCAAGCACTTTAATCAGCTTGTACATCTCATCTGAGTCAAACTTCTTGGAATTCATCCTGTCGTACCAGACTTTTCTTGACATTCCGATCTTTTCCGCCGCTTCTCCGTAGGTCATGCCTGTGGCAACAACCGCAGCCTTAAGTTTATTGATGTCTACCACTTTCGTTCCTCCTTTCTGAATGTCACTTACTGCGTGACTTTACTGTACTCCTTATCATGTCACTTGTCAAGCAACTTTTGTAATCTTGGGCGTTGCAATTTACGTTACTCATGTTACAATCATTTTATAAATAATAGAAGGGAGACAGCCATGACGATCAACGAGAACATACGAAAACTAAGAGCAGAACGAAGTCTGACTTTGGAAGCACTTGGGAAAGCCGTGGGAGTAAGCAAACAGACGATTCAACGATACGAGAACGGGAAGATCAGCACCATCCCCTACGATAAGATCATCGCCCTGGCATCTGCCCTGAATGTAACACCAGGCTATCTCATGGGATGGGAAGAAGGAAAAGATATCTGTGTAATTGATGAGAATGGTGAAATCTCTTTGCTTTACGAGGATCCTGTAATAAAACGACTTAATCTTTATTTTGAAAAGCTAAAAATGCTTTCCACGGAACATCAGAACATGGTTACCAATATGATTGATTTTCTCTCCGCTGAAGAGGAAAAGGAAAAAGAAGAAGGATCTGTCGGATAAAATAAAGCGCCTCCCCGCCGTAGGCCGGTCACGGGGAGGCTATTGAAAAGGAGGAATCACTGATGGCACCGGAGTGCCTGACATTATTTTACACCCGGTTTTTCATCAAATCAATAAGGTCAGATTCTCAATAAGAAACCCCAGGAAACCATAGGAAATAGAGGGAAACTCGCTATAAAGTTGCAATAAACTTGCACAAGACTTGCACAAGACTTGTACAAAACTTGTAAAAGTTCGGTCAACTGTTGGTCAACAAAAGGAGGTCATCATGGCAAGGAAGAAGAAGGGTCAGCTCCCTTCCGGGTCGATCAGGATCCAGAGGAAGGTCGGAACGAATCCCGACGGCAGCAGGATCGTGAAGAGCTTCACCGGGGCCACCAGGTCGGAAGCAGAGTTTAAATACCGGGAGTTTATGGCGAAAGGCGGCGTGAAGGCCCCGCGGCTTACCGTCGCGTCTGCCCTGGAACGGTACATTGATTCAAAGGAACCGGTCCTGTCCCCCTCTACCATCCTTAACTACCGCCGGGTGGCTGCACGATACGTTGAGAACACTGCTCTCGGATATACGGATGTGCCGGCCCTTACCAACACGGAGCTGCAGCTATGGATATCCGATCTGGCGTCCGGGCGGTCTCCGAAGACAGTCAGGAACGTGTACACATTGGTGAAGTCAGCGGTTGAGATGTTCTCCCCGGACTTCCGCTTCAAAGTCACGCTCCCAGCTCCGCAGAAAGTAGAGCTATACTGTCCGTCCGATCAGGACGTCCGGCGGCTCCTGGATACCGTCACAGACAGGGACCTGCGGATTGCCATCCTTCTCGCCGCCTTCGGGCCGCTCCGCCGCTCGGAGATCTGCGCTCTCACCTCGGATGATATCCAGGGCAACACGATCACGGTCTCAAAGGCCATGGTCCAGAATTCCAACAAGGAATGGGAAGTGAAGGGAACCAAAACTTACGGATCATATCGCCGCATAGAAATGCCTGAGAGCGTCATAGAGGAGCTTAAAGGTATCGAGGGTAAAATTATCCAGTGTACTCCGTCCGCGCTCTCTGACCGCTGGCAGAGGGCCATCAGCGAGGCTGGATGCCATAGGTTCCGCTTCCACGACCTCCGTCATTACGCAATTTCGATCATGCATGCCATCTCAGTACCGGACCAGTACATTCTTCATAGATCAGGGCATTCAACAGACTGGTGTATGAAGCGCGTGTACCGGAACGTCATCGATATCGAAGAAGTCAAACAGACATCAAGGATCATGGAGCATTTCAACAATCTGGCGAAATGACGCCTTTTTCTTTGGAATTCAAAATCACACGAATCACACGCGTGTGATTTTTGTACTGTTTTTATTCCCCTGATACGGTTTTAGAAAACTTCATAGCAAAATAAAAAGCCAGTAATTAAGCGGTTTCTCAAGATGTTCCGCGTAATTACTGGCTTTTTCAAGCATGGAGATGACGGGAGTCGAACCCTACATAATCCACGCAATTTCAAGGCTTTTCCGCGCCCGTGTGACTTTTTGTGTGATTTCTGCTGCTTCTTCTATAATAGTATGGTGTCGCTGGGTGCATGTCAAGCACTCAGCGTCCACACGTGCAGCGCACCCTCAACGTCCGTCACCATCAAAGCGCACTCCTTCGGATGGCCTGCCTCGTCACAGAAGAACCAGTCCTTTCCGTCGATCTTCTGGTGTCCCTTGACGGCGTATCCGCGGTGGTCGAAGTAATACCAACAGTGGTTGATCTTCATCCACCGGTCCTTCGCATAGGTGTGCGCGGTGGTAGCGTACCACCAGCCGGTGTCATCCCGGTTCCAACCTTCCTGATACGTTGCCACCGTAGTCCAGTCCTCCCGGACCATGGATCCGACGTCCAGGTTGACTGCGGCGTGATGATTCTCGTAGAGCAGGATATCTCCCGGAAGCAGATACCGGTCTGACGTCAGGTACTTCGGATCCGTAAGAACGAGGAAGCCGAGGGCCTTGAAAGCCGCTCTCATGTTCCCACTCCAGTAATAGTCCGGGTCGATCTCCTTGAGAACATGGCTGCCCTTCCGCATGCCGGCAGCCTTAACGCAGGTTGCCACGCCGCAGGTGCAGTCACTCTCGCAGGGCGTCGTGATCTTTGCCGGATCATAGCCGGGGACGGATGCAAGCTCCCGCCAGAAGGTCGCCCTCTGGCCCTGATCGTATCCAATGCAGTTGTTCTCCGCTGCCGCCCTGGCGCAGTAGGCGATGTCCGCAGCAATGGTCTTATCAGGCCAGCGGAGGACGCAGGTCCAGGGACGGGAGTACCACGGTATGATCGCCCACTCCCTTCCGTCCTGATCTCCCGCTTTATCCCCTCTGTATGTTCCTCTTGAGTCTCTTCCAGAATTGCTTATCATTTAGTTCACCTCCTTACTGATTTAAAGTGTCCTTTTAGTAAGAAAACTGTTTAATTCGTCAAAAGAATCTGAGCGCATTTTCGTGCTATCATTGCTTCACCAGTTGCATTTGGATGCACATGGTCATTATTCAGGTATCTGCCCTGTGTCAGTGTGTTTATCATGCAGTTATGATAGAGGTCATAGAACGGAATGTTATATTCCGCACAAACTTCCTGTTCAGCGGTAACAATGTCGGCAAGACTTCTCCCAAATTTGTCTGTCACTATGTCACCTCTCCAAATCGGAGAGATGAAGTGCAGAATAATACCGGGATATGCTGTTAGAATAGATTCGATTCCCGCCCTCATTCCAGTCTTGAACGTGTCGATTGTGGGAACATAATCATTATTTAAATCATTAGTCCCGGCAAGCACTACAATATCTGTAACCGTATCAAAATCCAGTGCTTCAAGTGTAGCCAGATGCGCCCTTCTTTCTGCAAGCGTTTCGCCACCGATTGCTTCAATCGCAGTTGACAAATCAGTAAAGTCTCCATCTGCGATCATTTCTGCAATCGCCATAAATCCAGTATCCTGATAATACTGTGCGCTGTATGTTAACGGTGCGCCTGAGAATGATACATCATAAATGGTCATCTGCATCAGTTTCGCTACCGTATTCGGCAGTTCCCCACCCTGTGAGATGCTGTCACCCATCCAGACCACTTTTCTTCCGTCATTGACGAATCTCGGAAAGTCAGACTTCGCAAACATATATGTCACTGTCTGCGTGGTCGCACTCCATGTTCTGTCAGCAATCGGATATATTCCATCTTCCGATATGATGGAAACCGATGATGTTTTCTGCTGACGATAATTAGAATTGCCCCAAGATGTATATAAACCGATATAAATGTCAATGTCTACCGCAGTTCCACTTGCCCAATACAGATACACCTGACCACACTGATCGGAGAATGTAATCTGTGCTTCATTGGACAGTGCAGATAATACCGCAATATTTCCGCTCGTAAGATTCTGCATAACTATAGTTGCAGAACCTTTTTCAAAAAAGGCTTTAATATATCCGCTGACATTAGGAAGCAGATACTTCCGTCCTTCGTTCCTTATGTCTGAACCAGTTGTATAAACCTTACCTGTGTTTAACGATATATAAACATTAGCAGATGCCGTTCCAGATATAACAGCATGGTTTTTCTGAATCGTGCCTGTCAGTCCATATTCATTGATACTCGCATTATCTACAAACTGCAACAGGTCTGCAATGTTATATGAACCTGTGTAAATAGTGTCTGCTATATTCTCTACTTTGATATATCCATCACCATCATAGTAAGGAATAGTAAGAGAAGCACCTTCTTTAAATGCGGTGCTGTCGACCATTTTTGACAGATTCTGTATTTTCTCATTAACATCAGCAAAATCCGCATCGGTTTCAGATGACTCGTTAGATAAGTCATCCGCTACCTTTGCTATGCTTTTTGCCACTCTAGTATCTGTCAGGAACAGGGCAGTAACATCCGAAAGCGGAAGTGTTGCCACGCCAGTTTTGTTAACATGATATGCAAGATATGTATTAGATTCAAAATTCAGTGTGGTGTTAGCTGTGTATATATTGGACGATGTTCTCGTATATGCCACACCAGAGTATGTATATGTCTGAACTTCGACATTCATTCCGTTAGGAATAATATACAGATTCTTTCCGGCATCCCACAGAACAGGAGCATTCAACGGTGTTGCATTTGCGTTTGTTGCAACTAAAGCGCCACTGGAATTGATGTATCCTCTGTTCCATGTCAGCGGTGACGGCGCTATCGATTCTTTCCCATCATTACTCTGCTCAATTTTGTTCTTTAAATCAGTAACTTCGCCGCCCAGTTCATCCACGCGATCACCGATATTTGTAATATCGACTTCCATGGACAGTGCGAAATCAACTGATGTGGAACCTGTATTTGCGGTCATACGATAGAGGTTTTCACCCTGTCCCATGGGATCCGCACCCCACGCATTACCGCTTGCCGTAGAAGCATGTGCAGTGTCTTCAATTACCACAAAAGCACCAACACTCGGATTCGTGCCGGGTACATACGGATCACGATCAGACCACCAGCGGAGTCCGCTGATGTCAGCACCATCGTAATTTCCATAGTGGATATATGGCAGTGTCCATCTTCCGGTCAGGCAGTCCTGTGTGCCGCCGTAAAACGGGGAACTCGGCGCCGGACCGGTGCCGCCACTCGGCGTGGTTTCTGTGCTGTGTGATGTACCGATGCCGTCGAAATTGATGAACGGCCTGATGTTAGTCGCTGACGGCGTACCGGATCCAGACTGTTGCGGTTCAAGTGTTGCCGTCATCTTTTTCGGGATCGTTCCATAGATTCCGCCCTTCACCGTCAGGATACCATTGCTGACGGAAAGGGACTGCGTATATGCCATATTGGCATTGATGTTGCCGATCTGCGTGCGGATGGCCTCGCCAAGCGTGTCGTAAGTCACACCGTCGGCTCCAATTCGCGCATTTACGATTTCAGTCGGATTCGGCGCCTCGCCAGACGGCGCAATCATCTCATCAATCTGCGTCTGCAGTTTTTCATCTTCCGCGTATCTGGTTGCTTCTTCAGCCTTGATTCTTCTTTCCAGGTAGGTATCCGCGTCATATCTGGACTTTGCTTCTGCTGCAAGCTGGGCGCGAATGTTCGCAATCAGGGATGACACGGTATCGGTGTACTGCTGAAATAAAGACTTGTCTTCTTTGATTTCCTCGGAATTTTCATCCATTGCGGCCTTCACCACCACCATGATGACCGGAATGGACGCAATCCTGTCAAGACCATCACGTACCACGATCTGCGCCGGGTAGCGGTCCTTCTTGTTAGTCATGGTAGCTGTAGTTTCAAAAGCACAAACATTTCCATCGGTAGTCACATCCGTAACTACAGGTGTTCCGTCTGATCTGGTGCCTTCCAGTGTCACAGCATAGCTGTCCAGATCCGGCGCGGATCCAGAAGCATGGACCACAAAACCAATAGGTCTTCTGACATCATACTGTGACATGTACACCACCGGTGGATAACCGGACGGTACCATGTTCAGGTTGATATACTGTGTAGCAATCAAGTTGTACTACCCCCTTCCAGTGCAGATACTCGTGCTTCAAGCGCGGTGTAATTACTTTGCAAGGTTGCAACCTGACTTTGCAAGGTTGCAACCTGTGTCTGTAATGCTGCGATTTTTCTCCGTGACCAGCTGTCACGCAGCCACTTGCGGACCGTCTGACCTGTCACATTATCAACAAAATTCCAGATATCTATACTACCGTTTGGTGCAGCCATTATTCATCACCTTCTCCCGCATCTAAATCATTGAATACTTCACCATTAGCGGTAAATCCCTGTTCAACACTGCTTGACCCTGTGGGTGTTTCATCCGGTTCACTGTCAGCATCGCCACTTCCAGAGGATGCCGTGACCGTATTGTTCAAGTTATTCAGCGTTTCCCAGATGGGCAAGGCCACACCGTTTTTCATCACATATGCGTCAGACCCATTGACCAGAAACACATAGTCGTCGTCTCCGTGATATCCGGCCCACAGATAGAGCTGATCATCGTCCTCTGTCTCAGCGGACATCCCGGTGACTTCGTCTGTAGACTGCAGGATCGCCCGGCCATAAGTTGCGGAGTCGATGATCCAGTCGCCCAGCTGCACCTTCGTTCCGTCCGCGTAAAAGCCGACCGTACCGGCACCCCAGTTAAAGTTGATCACGCCCTTCTGCAGGCTGATCCCACTGTGTGACCACTGGCCGATTATAGTCTCACCATCATCGGCGTATACGGTGTAGCCGTCCTTCGTCACGGCGCAGAGCACCTTCCCGGCCGGATCGAGGATCTGCAGCTCGCCGTAGGCGTTATTGACGCCTCCGAGGCTGAGCACGCCGTCCAAGGTCCACGCCTGGTAGTACGGCCCCGCCACCCCTGAGGAGCTGAAGCCTATGCCCGCTCGGTTGATCCGGAGGACCTGGACCGCATCTTCCAGGCTCGGCTGGTCGAGGAAGTAGATCTCGTTGGCGTACCCGTCGGAGTTCCGTCCGATCACCACGTAGCCGCTTTTGCCCGTCTGCAGGACGCCGGTCGCTCTGTCGACTTCAGTCTGAACCTGTTCCGCGGTGGGCCTCGCCTCCAGCAGGTCCTTCGTGTTGTCCACGATATTCGTGATCTTCGGCGGCGACGTGTCGAAGATCACGTCGTTCTTCTCGGGATAATACGGATAAACATGGCGCTCGACGACCTGGTAGTCGACCGCGAAGTTTTTGACGTCGTCGATTAGCGTCGCAGTCGTAAAAAGAGCGAAATCCAGGAAGCCGTAGCGCTCCGGATCCACGGCCCGCAGGTCCACGACCGCGCAGTCGTAGGACCGCTGCGGGACCGCCACAGCGGCCAGCTTTTCCCTGGCGTCGTGGAGCAGGTTCTCCGGTACGGTGTAGCGCTCATCCTTCCAGTACATCGGGAGGATCTTGTCTGTGTAGCGGTTGTCGTCCACGTACGGCTTCCCGCCATTGATGGATGCGAAGGTCATGCCGTCCTGACCGTAGGCGTAGATCCGCGTGCGGATGCTGTTCGACTTGCCCTTGTAGTTTATCTGCTTCAGGTTCAGGTCACGTGTCGCGAAGGCGCCGACCGAAGCCGGCGGGATCTTCGAGATGATCGTGCAGGTTTTCGCCGCGGTGTCCCAGCGGAAGTACACGAAGAAGATGTCCTCGCACTCCTGACAGATCTCCAGGGCGGTCAGATTCCCGTGCACGGTCCTTCGGATCGTACTCCCGGACTGATCCACCACGGTCCAGCCAGAAGGCGCGATGGCGCTCACGGTCTGGTAGACCGTCTTGATCCCGTTCCCGTAGGCGAGGTGCATCTCGGCTTCCCAATCGTCCAGGTCGATCCGGGCGATCACTTTCGCAGTGTTCGCGCCTCCGTCGATCTGCTTGATCAGGTAGAGCTTCCCGTCTGCGTCCTGGATCTGGGCTTCTTCTACAAGCTCCGGATAAAGCGGATCCCAGATGCTGATCTGAAAGATCACCTCATCCATCCCGCTCGCCAGCTCCCGGATGTAGTAGTCATCGCAGCGAATGATCTTTGGCCCGCTGCCGGTCATAAGTCTCAGCATACAGCCTCCTGGTGCAGTGGTGCTGGTGCAAATGCGGTGCAAAAAGTCTTTATACGCCTTACGCGCGTGTGCGTGCGGGCGCTCTCGCGCGCGTCATTTTTATTTATCATCACTTCTTAAAGAGATACATCTGCACCAATGCACCGGAAGCTGAAACGTATTGATTTTTCAATACATTTCGCCGGTGCAGATGATGGTGCAGATGATGGTGCAGATATTTATCTGCACCGTTTAGATGTAGCATGGGTAATACTGGACCGTGACGATCTCCGGGCACTGGATCGTGTTCTCGCCCGGAGTGAGGAACGGCAGCCGCGTAAAAGCGGCCTTTACCTGTGCCCCGTTCACGGTAAGCTCTCCGGTCATCCCGTTCGCCACGACCGCGGCCCCCGCCGGAATATTTGAAAAGGTCACCGGTCCGAGCTGCAGCGTCGCTCTGGCCTGCGCGGTCGTGCAGGAGAAGATCGCGTCCATCCGCGGCATGGTGCCCATTGCGTAGACGGTGTTCCCGGTGACCGTCTGCAACCCATCATGCCGAATCCCCTCCAGCTTGTACGAGCAGAGGCCGATCACCCTGTTCCCATCGACGCCGAGGATCTTGAGATCCCCAAGGCTTTTGAGGCTTGCCGTGTAGCAGAAGCCGTCCGGCATATACAGCTCGACCTTCCCGATCAAGAGCGCGTCTACCGCGCTCTTGTCCAGCGTGATCGCACGTTTTGTTGGCCCGGAGAAGAAGAGACTGAAGCTGATCGACCTCATCCCCACTGTGTAGGAGAGCTGCGTCCAGCTGGTCCGGTTCCTGCCCTGGAAGATGTCATTCTTCACGGGGCTCCCCCCGATCGTGAAGGACTCCACGAGCGCATGATGCTCCCGGACGTCCTTCCCGTTTATCCATATCGTGTACGGGTTCGGGAATCCGTTCCCGCAGAAGCTGCACTCGTTCATCCCCTTGCCTCCCATGCCAGCTGTTCGTTCGTGTACCAGGCCGTCGCCCTTGCGATCTCCCGGCCATCAAGGACCACAGGGATCTCGATCGTCTGGGACGTCGTGGCGCTGATCGTAGCGCCGAGGTCCTCACCGATCCCACTCATGTCCGGAAGGTGTAGATCCGCATCAACCGCGAGGCCGTCAGCCAGCCCGGCGACCGCATCCGTGACCATGCCGGCGTTCTTCGTTACACCGAGAGCCATACCTTCCGGGATGCTCTCGCCGACCTCGTTTTCAAAGACCTTCGAGGGGCTGTTAATCTTCAACGTATCCTTCGCGGCCTGCAGCGCATCTCCGGCCATGTTTTTCATGGCATTAAAAAGATTGGATCCTGCGGCCTTCAGGCCGTTGACCACGCCGTCGATGATGTTCCGCCCGATCCCGGCCCAGTCTGTTTTCAAAAAGGCATCCTTCGCCTGGGCGAGGAGCTGCCCGATTCCATCGAGGAGCTTCGGGATGGCCTTGATCAGGCCCTCCGCCAGCTTTCCGACGATCTCGCTGCCTTTCTCCAGAATCTCTGGCAGGTGGTTTATGATCTCGCCCAGCAGGGACAGGATCAACTGCCCGACCGCCGCGAGGATGACCGGGACGTTCTGGATCAGACCGTCAGCCAGACTACTCACGAGCTGGATCCCGGACTGCACGAGCTGCGGCAGGTTCTGCTGGATCGCCGCGAGCATCTGCACGATCACCTGCGTGGTGGTGCTCATGACGTTCGGGATGGAACTGCTGATCCCGCTGATCAGATCAGCGATGAGCTCCACGCCCTTCTGGATCATCTCCGGGCCGTGCTCCTTTATCCCATCCGCGACCGATGTCGCGATGTCTCCGCCGACAGTCACAGCGCTCTTCGCGACTGCCCCCAGCGCGTCCAGGATCGGCGGGCCGATCGTCGCCAGCAGGCCCGGCAGCCGCTCAGAGACGACGGCCACGATGCCCGGAAGCTGGTCCGCGAAATTCTGGATTATAACCGCGAGGTTCGAGGCGACGTTCTCCGCAGCCACGGCCAGCGTCTCGGCGAACTCCTCGCCGGATATAGATCCGTTCAGGAAGTTATCATATGCGGCCTTCGCCGCGTTCATGGAGCCCTCGATGGTCGCGGACGCTTCCGCTGCCGTCGTGCCTGTGATCCCGAGCTCGCCCTGGATGACGTGGATCGCCTCATATACGTCGTTCAGGTTCGAGATGTCATACTTGACTCCGGAGAGCTTCGACGCATCCGCGAGGAGACGCTCCATCTCCGTCTTCGTTCCGCCATACCCGAGCTTCAGGTTGTCGAGCATGGTGTAGTTCTGCTTCGCGAATCCCTGGTACGCCGCCTGGATGGAGCCGATCGACGTGCCCATCTTGTTCGCGTTGTCAGACATGTCGATGATCGCCTGATCCGCTGCCGCTGCCGCCTTCTTGGTGTCGCCGCCGAGGGACTGCAGCAGAGAAGCGGAGAAGCTCGTCACCGTCTCCATGTACTGGTTCGCGCTCATGCCGGCCGTAGTGTAGGCCCGTTTCGCGTTCGCGACCACGGCGTCGGAGGAGTCCTTGAAGAGGGTCTCCACGCCGCCCGCGTTCTGCTCAAGGCTGGCCGTGGACTCCAGGGCCGCCTTCGACATCTCCGTGAAGCCCTGCACGGCCTGCTTCCCGAGGTTCAGGAAGGCGCCGCCGATGTCCTTCAGGACCTGGTAGCCGAAAGACTTCGAGATCTTCCCGGAGATGGCGTCGAGCTTAGAGGATATGGTCTTCTCTGTGGTTTGTGTGTCTTTGTCGAGCCCCGAGTTATCGAGCTCGACTTTGTACTTTACGCTGCCGACGTCAGCCATGTTTCGCCCTCGCTTCCAGCATCCGGAACAGCTTCGCCCAGCCTTCCTGCAGGCTGTCTCCGTCGCCTCTCAGCGCGTACAGCGCTTTCAGCCGGGTCAGCTCTGCGATCTGCTTCTGGTTGTATTTGTTCGGTGCAGGTATCTCAGCAGCACGTATGGAGATGATCTCCGCCAGCTTCGTGTCCTTCGGGATCGCCCGGAGGAGCGCCAGGAAGCGGAGGATGTGGATCGACTTGTCCGCGTAGAGGTTGATCCCGTAGGCCTGCTGGAAGGCCGCGCAGATGTAGTCCCAGTCCTGCGTGAGGTCCATCGTCTTCGGCCCTGCGGGCTTCGGCCGCTTGTCGTCGCGTACGAGCCGCAGGATGGCCTCCAGAAGCCCCACAGAGAGCTCCGGCGCCGGTTCCCTAACGAGGATGCCCAGAGCCGTCTCAAGGCGCAGAGCGGGCGCCAGGCGCTCGTCCTGCAGCGCGTCCGCTGCCGCGAAGAAGGCGGCGTAGGACAGGTCGAGCCGGTAGGTCCGGCCCTCGTGCTCTACCTCTTCCGGGAGCCTCTCGTAAGGCCTCAGCGCGTCCACCGCTTATACTTCGCCATCAGGTCCGTCTGAGCCCTCTGGACTGCCGGGACGATCTTCTCCGAGATGTACGGCACGAAGTCTGCCAGCATCTCGAGGTAGGCGCCGTCGTAGAAGTCCATGATGGCCGTCACCTGCTCCTTGCCGAAGAGAAGCGCGAACAGTGTCATGATGGCCTCGCCCAGGGCGGCCTCCGCCTCGGCCATGCCGTCCGTGGTCGTCCTGAGGTCTTTGATCTTCTGCTGGGCCTGGCCGATCTTCGCCCACGCGGCGTTATAGTCGCGCATGATCCGCTCGACCTGCAGGTCAACCTTAACAGTCAGTTCTTTCCCGTTGTCCTCCAGATGGATCTCATCCACTACGTGTGCTTTTCGGTTAATTGTGTATGCCATGTGATCAGTCTCCTCCTAAGAAAAAAGGCGGACCGCTTTGACACGGCCCGCCCCTGTGTTCTACTGTGTTGCTGTGTTACGGTGTCGCCCACGCGTCGCCCTGGAAGGGCACGCCGTTGAAGCGGATCTCGACGGAGCAGGCGCTCGCGTCGTTGGTGGCACCGGATACGTCCGTCATGTTGCACAGCGTCACGTTCGCGCTGATCACGGCGGACGTGGTTCCTTCCGAGTCGGTGCGACTCAAGCGGAAATGCGTGTCGCGTGCCGCCATGAGATCGTATTTCTTACTAAAAATGTAGTCCTGCGCGTCATCTCCGTGGACACGACGGCCGGACAGAGTGATCGTGGGCGCGATTCCCGTCACATAGTTCGCAGCGAAGCCGTTCCCGCACAGGAAGAAATACTGCTGCACGGTCTCGTTCAGCGCCTCCGCGATGTTGTCGAAGCCAGCACAGATCGCCTTCCACGTGGGTGTGGTAGAGCTCGGCGTGGTGTCAATCTCGGCGCTGTAGGAGTACAGCGGCGCGACTTCCGGCTTCTTGTAATTCTTAATGTCTGCTGCCGTAGGCATAGTCGTTTACCTCCAGTAAAATGAGACGTCAAAAGAGGACCCGCAGATCCACTGATTGTTCTGCTCCCGTCCGATCACGGACGGCGCTGCTGTCGTGGTGATGGCCACCACCTGGATCGCATCGGTGCTGACGTCGCTGTAGTTGTTGTGTTTCGTGAGAACCTCATGGATCGCCGTCAGGGCGTCCAGGACGGTCTGCTGGTTCTCGTGCTTCCCATTCAGGAGGACCGGGACGGAGTACATCATGCCCTTGTTCAGATGCGTCTCCGGCGCGTAGCCCCCGTTCCGGATCATACAGATCCCGTTCAGCGGAGGATTCGACCCGAAGACGATCGACGCGTAGGGCTCAGTCATCTCCGCCAGGTCCACCACTCTGTCAATCATCTCGTCGATAAAAGTCATGTTCTCAGCCCCTCCGTGAATCGTTTCTGCGCGATGTCCTTCCAGCGTTCGCCGTAGGCCGCCTTCGCCTTCTCGCACCACTGCTTCCCCGTTCCGGGCGTCGTGTAGTGGTGCACCGGGTGTGATCCGTCAGCACGTACGCCGAACCACTGATAAAGCGCGTAGACGCTGTCGTAGACTACGTAGAACTGCCCGGTCGTCTCTCCCTGGACGACCTTCCCGGACTCCCTCAGCCCTCCGGCGGACTGTGAGGATCCGCCGGAGAACGGGACGAACTTCTCGCTGTCCTGCAGGACCTGCTCTGCGAGCGCATAGGCTGCGACTCCCAGAGCGTGGTCCATGAGCTGGGTCCACTTGGCCTTATCCGTCTTAACGATTACCGCCATTTTAGGATCACCTCCTTCAGACGAGGCCGAGCTCCCAGTGGTGTCTCCGTGTTGCAGGTACGTCCGGCAGATCGTCCACGACGAGGACGGCGTAGTCGCCGACCTCCGTCCCGCTCGCGTCCGTCACGACGGCCCGCATGGTGTCGCCAACCGTCAGCGCCTGCTTCTGCAGGGCGTAGAGGTCGAGCACCGGCGTCGAGCGCCTGGTGTCCACGAAGAGGACCCCGCGGAGGATCACCTCCGTGTTGTCAGGCCCCTTCACGATGTCGCTGGAGCTCTGCAGGTGGACGTGGTTCACTGTGTACTCTTCGTAGGTCTTGTTCTGGTAGCGGTCCATGCCCGTCGGCACCTTAAAGACGACGGTATCGTGGAGCATACGCCCCGGAATAGGCGCAAGGCTCACATCCACCACCCCCAGACTTGCGGGGGTGTCCCGACTGTCGGGACACCGGGATAGAGCAGCCCTGTCCGCTCCAGGTAGACATAGACGCCCGGAGCGATCATAGACCGGGATCCGGAAGCAGCCGCGGAGCTGCTTCCGTTGTTCACTGATACCTTCCCGACGGTGAAGCCTCCGCCGCCCTCACGGCCCGCCACAGCCACGTTCAGGCCGTACTCGAAGAAGTACTCGATCTGGCAGCAGATCGCCTTCTTCACAGCCTCCTGGACGCTCTGGGACGTGATCGCGAGGATGTCCGCGGCGGACTTATTGATCAGGCCGAGGATCAGATCCTCGGCCCTTGCGTCGTATCTGGGGAAGTCGGTCTGCTGGACCGGCTCACCCATGTACGTTTGACTGTAGTACTCATACGTCACGAGGCCCACCGGTCCACCTCCTCGATCAGGTGCCGACGACCTGAGTCGCGTAGCCGGAAGCCACTACGAAGCCGGTCTGCTTGTTGACAGCTGCCACGGTGATCACTTTGGACGCGGTCAGGCTGCCGATCGTGGCCGGATTAGCCGTCATTTCGGTCCAGGTGTTGGCGACCGGCGGCACTGCGCCATAGGTGCAGGTGATCGCCGCACTCTGGTCTGCACAGTAGACGAGCTTCACGCCTTCCTGGATCGCGCCGCTGTCGTAGATACCGGGGCCGGAGACAGTGATCACAGAATCGCCGGCAGATGCGTCAGCAGCGGAGGTCACGGTCAGGGTGCCGATGGTCGGAGCCGCGCCGAGCTGTGCATAGACGCCTGCCTGCCTCTGAGCGAGGACGAAGACATCGTAGTAGTAGCGTTCGTAGTAAAGGTACTTGCCCTTACTCTGAGCGGTCGGTGCGGACATCATGCTGGTGTCGTAGATGATCGGGGCAGCGATGGCCATAGGATCATAGAGCAGGAAGTTGATCTGCGCTGCTCCGGAACCAATGGCCCAGCCCACAGCGAAGTTGTACACCGTCTTCATCATGTCAGACGGGACTTCCTCGATCCGTACGCCATCCAGGCGGGCGACGTTGCGATCCACGTCCTGGATGCCGTTGGACAGCTCGATGAATCTGGTGATGCCGGCCGCCTGCTTCAGGAGCTTGTAGCACGCCGGGGTCATCTTGCAGCGCACACGGTCACGGTTGACGCGCTGATCGGTCATATACGCGAGAGCGTTGTCCCATTCGTCGAGGATGTTCGCAGCGGACAGAACCGCGAAAGAAACACCACCGAAAGCCGAAGCGAAGCCGGCCAGCTTAGAGGACATGTACGCATCCTGCTCCGGGATCTTCTGGAACTGGTTGAACGTCCGCGTCACGTTGGCAATCGTCGCGACCTCGTTGGTCTCGTCGATGTCCATCGGATCGACCAGGGTGTCCCAGTCGCGGTCCATCTGCAGATCGTGTGCTTCCCAGTTCACGTCGAAGTTCCGGTTAAACACGCCGTCAATCCGGTCGCGGTTCACCGCGCGGGCGCCGGTGGTGGACATGCTCGGAATATAAACGGTCTTACCGCGCAGCGGACGGAAGCGCTGGCTCTCGCCCTGGTTCCACAGGTCGGCATAGTAGGAAAGATACGGGTAGGCGTTAGCCAGTTCACGGCCATACTGGGCCGCATAGTTCAGGTTAGGCATCAATTATCCTTTCTGGGGAATAAAGCCCCAAGAGTCCATAAAGGACGGGCCGGTCTTTCCGGACGGGACGCTGCCCTGCGGCTGCGCTCCGAAGGACGGCTTCGGCGGCTCTTCCTTCGTGGTGAACAGATCCGGCATGGAGCCCTGCAGCTCCTGGAGCTGTTCGGTGTACGGTTTGTGCTTTTCGGCATGGTCCAGTTTTTCCCAGACGATATCCCTGTAGGGCGCCTTCACGCTGGCGAAGTCTTCGCCCTGGAAGGCTTTCAGCTTCGCGTTTTCCCCCATGAGCGCGAGATACTCGGCTGTCGTCTTGACGTCAGGCGGCGGTGCTTCTTTCTTTGCGGCCTCGACTGCCGCGTCGATCTGTGCCTGTACGTCACTCTGAGGGACATAGTCCTTCAGTGTCCGGTTCCGCTCCGCGAGGATCACGTCGACCTTATCCTCCGGGACACCGTTGTCCAGTAAAAACTTTCTTGAAAATGCCATATTTTACATCCTCCTGTTTAACGCCTTGATGGCGGCGAATTTTTACGTTTTACGCCCGTCGGCGCATAGAAAAAGCACCCTCACGGGTGCTCAGTCTTCGTCCTCATCATCCGCGACCGCGGCCCCGACGCTCTCGTCGAGGCGGTCGATCGCCTTCTGCAGCAGCGTCTTCGCTGCCGCCTGCAGGGCCTTCTTGCTGTCCGGGTCCTCCATGCGGATCGCCTGCTCGACGATGTTCGCCGCGCTGTGAATCAGATCCCCGACCTCGTAGGCCTCCTTGTTTTTCTCGTCTTCACTGTTTACGGGCACTGGTCTTTCCTCCTTTCTTCGGTGCCGGTTTCTTGGGTTCAACTTTCTCGGCTGCCGGCATACCCGGGAGGATCTTCCCGCAGTTGCGGCAGTGGATCCCGTCGGCCATGCCGACGAGGTACTTCAGCTCGTGCTTACAGTCAGCCATTAGTCCCTCCTTCTCTCGTTTTAGCTATAGACGACATAGATCTCTTTATAAAGGCCTTTGCTGCGTCACCTTTGATTCCATTCTCTTCGCAGTACTTGCGAAGATCCTGGAGCTCATAGTAAGCGATCTTTTCGCTGAGGCCGTCCTCGCCTCCTGTGAATATCATTTGATTTCTCCCAGCATACGCTCGAGGATCTCGCCGAATATTCGTGCAGCCTCTCTCGGTTTCGGGCTGTCTGTATACTCCGCGAAAAGCTCTGCGAAGAATTCGTTGCTGTTTTCAGCAGCATAGATGGAAACATGATCTGTTATAAATTCCTTACGTTCAAAAGCCACGGCATGATTCAGATCTGCGCCGGATAAACCCTGCGCTTTATAGCCGGCACGAATCTCCCGCAGCTTCTGATCCGTGAGCCCAAGACGCTCCAGCACTTCATGCTGTACAGCCACACTTGTCCGCGTCACACCAAAGGGCGTAATCTTCCCGCCGTTTATACCCTTCCTTGTGAGGAGTCCGTCCATCTGGTGCCCGAGCTCGTGCGTTATGATGCTCTCGTACGTGGTTCCATCCGGGTGGAGTTTCTGCTTTACGTCAAAAGCGTACTCTTTCCTGAGCCTTTCAATATCCTGATAGTGTTTGCTTACTTTGACGGTCCCAGTCAGTGACTCGCTGGAAGCTATGGCCTTATCCATGGCGGCGTCGTATACCACCTGCTTTGTGTGCTCTGCCAAGACCGGGTATTTTTTCAGCGTCTTCTCGATGCTCTTCGAGATTACCCTCTGTCCTTTTTCCGGAAGCTGCTTAATGTCTACAGCAGAAGGATCCGCACGAAGGGCTCCGCTTATAGTCTTCACCGGGTCATCCGGCGCGGCTCTCCGCGGCGCCGGCGGTCGTTTACCGTCTCCGATCTGCTCGCGGTCGTATCTGCGGACGCGCCCGGTGGAGGCGATCCAGTCCCTCATACGGGCCTGCTCATCCTTCACGCGCTTCTTCGCATCCTCGATCAGCTGATCGTCGTGCGTCGCCTTCGCGATCTCGAGGTCGCGCTTCGCCTTCCGGATCTCGCGCTCGTAGGCCCTCTGGACCTGCGACTGCTCGTACTCCTTCCGGTTCTTCTCCTCGTCCTGCTCCGGGCCGTCCTGCGGGTAGCTGAAGCCCGGTATCATCGGGATCGGATGATGCCCGCAGTTGATGCCGAAGAGCCCCGCTGGCTCCCCGTAGGAGCTGTTCGCGATGTTGTCGTAGCGGTGCTTCTTCCCGCCACCGTCGGTGAACTCGCCCGGACCGCCTCCCCAGCTAAAAAATTTCCCCTGGTAGGGATAGCAGAGCGGCCTTGCTCCCGGATGGCTGGAGACCTGGAAGACGTCCCCTCCGCCGAACTCCTGCTGGCGCGTCTGGATGGCCTTCACGTAGGCATTGTGGCTCGTAGTGCGGACGACCATCGCGCTGTAGGCGTCGGGGCTCCAGGCGCGTCCTGCGCGGTCGTAGAAGCCCATGATGCCCGCGGCGCTCATCTGATCCATCGCCTTCCTGACCGCCCGGACGCGGGTCTCCTGCCCGGTCGTGACCTCGAGGGACTGCGTCTCGAGGATCTGCTTCGCCTCTTCCAACTGCTCCTCGCTGACGACCTTTATCACCGCCCTCTGGTAGACCTGCCGGGTGCTCTCCAGCATGGTCTGATTCGTCATGTTCATCTTATCCACAGCCTGGTCCACATAGGCCTGCACCATGTCGCGCATCAGCACAGACGTTGATGCCTCGGTGCCCGGATCCTGCAGGACGCCCTTCTCCGCCGCCTTCTTCAGCTGCGGGTCGATGTCCATGCAGGCGCGCTCCGCCACCTGCAGGAACGCCTTCCGGATCTCCTCCGGCAGCTTCCCGGTGTTCTTCGCGATGATCTGCACGCTCTCCTCTGTGAGCGCCCCCATCTCGGAGAGCTTCTTGATCTCCCAGTAGCGGGTCCGCTCCCAGCCCTTGACCGTGAAGTGCTTCGCGATATTGATCAGGAGCTCGTCCACGATCCTCTGGTAGATGCCCTCGATCGCTTCCGAGATCTCGAGGTAGTCCTTCGGTGTCATAGCCATGTCGATCTCCTTGTGGCGCCTGATAACCACTCAAGCGCGCGGCGGCTCCCCTGCGTTTACCGTTCGGAACGGAGTGCAACTCCCAGTTCTCTCGTGCCGCCTTCCCAGGCTTCGCATAAAAAAATCCGGCCGCGCGGGATGCGCCCGTTTTTATCCGTCGTTAAGCAGTTTCACCGTGACGCTCCGGGTGCTCCCCGGGTCTGCGGCTTGCATCTGTGCTCACCGGATTCTTACTCGATACCGTTGAAGTCCTGGACGTCAATCTGCGGCATGGTGATCGTGTTCTCCTGCGCGATCCTCTGCAGCTCCTTCTCGGCGTCCTCCTCGGTCATGTTCTGGCCATACTTCGGATCCGTGAGGAAGGTCTTCTTCGACATGAGGCCGGCGCCGACGAGCGTGATCCCTTCGTTTATGTTCGTCTGCCGGTCCTGCGTGATCCCGTCGTCCATTGTCACCTTGATTTCGTAGCCTCCGGCCACAAGGGACGCCACGCTCTGGCCGTTCCAGGTGACGTCGTAGAGCTGGGCCACGTCCAGGATCCCCTCGACCACGCGCTCGATCGCCGGCGTGATCTGGTGCTGGAAGTTCTTCACGGTCTTGTAGGTCTTCGAGTTCTCACTGACGACCTCCGTGGCCGTCTTCAGGCCCCCGTGGACATCAAAAGAGAACGTCCCCGCAGAAAAGCCCACCTGCAGGCAGAAGATGTTCAGGAAGGCGTTCAGCGCGGCCACGTGCTCTTCGACGCGTAGCGCGACGCTGTTGTCCTGGATCTTCAGGCTGTCCGGGTCGTCCGTGCTCAGGGCCTCGTAGGTCTCATCCGTTGCGTCGAAGTAGCGGACCTGTCTCCCGGTCAGCGGATCCGTGACCTGCCGGATCATCCTCGCCGGGACGATGATCCTCTTCTTTCCCAGGCGGAACTCCCGGACGAAGCTGTCGAAGCATATGTCGATCGCGTGCAGCGTTTCCATGGCGTTCGCGTAGATCGACACGCCAAGCGGGCTGTTATCGTCGATATTGTTGGCGGTCGGTGTCCGGAAGTAGGCAAAGAGGGACCGCTCCACATTCAGCGTAGTCTCCTCGTCCAGATACGGATAGATCTCCGCCAGCGGGCAGCGGATCCCGAGGATGTCCTGGTTCTCTCCGACGCCGCCCCGCTTCATCTCGGCCTTGTAGAGCTCGTTCCGGATGATGTAGGTCAGGCCGTTCCAGATGTGCCACTCCAGGAGAGTGTAGTACCAGCCGCCTTTCGCCACCCGGGAGACGAAGATCCCCTCTGTGACCTCCGCGTTATCCCAAGCTGTGGGGACGAACTGGTCCGCCATCGCGTAGCCGATCCGGATCCGGCCGCTGTCCGGGATCTCGTTCCCCTCGCGGTCTCTCCGGACCTCGTACCACACCTTCAGCGCCTCGCCTCCGAGAGCTGCAGCCTGCTCGACTGCCTCCGCCATCTTCACCTGGAAGGCGTTCTTCCTGAGCACGTCCTGGACGAACTCGTTCAGCGGGTCCGGCTCCTGGGCATCCGCGGCGCGGCCGTCCATGCTCACGTCGACCTCGCACTGGTCTGTCCAGACCATCCCGGCCAGCTCCGAGCAGACGGCCTTTGACAGCTGCGTATAGAAAAGGTTCCGGTGATGGTCAGGATCCGCGATAGTCGGCGCCAGCACGTAATGCCAGGGCTTGTAGAAGCCTCTATAGAGACACTTCCAGGGCAGGATCCCGATGTTATAGAACTCGTTGAAGGCCGGAACGCCGCCCAGCTCGAAGATGCTCCTGTATTCCTTGGCGATCCCCGTCGCCGCTCCTATGCTCTGCATAATGCGTTTTAACCTCTCAAATCCAAACATTCTCAGATCCTCACCAGATGCCGTACGTCTTGGCGAAGTAGTTGTGCCCGTACCTCATCTCGTCCATCGCGTGGTTGTAAGCGTCGACCGGGTTCCCGTTATCGTCGACGCAGTAAAGGCCGAGCTCCTTGATCGCCGCCTCCACGCCGTAGCGAGGATCGTCCACCAGGAAGAAACGGCCGTCGTTCATGCTGCTCTGTAGCTCTTCGATCCCGACCTTTATCCCCTTGCTGGTGCCCTTTATGTCGTGGCCGTTGTTGTCCGCCGTGGTCGTCGTGATTCCGAGCTTGTCGATCTCAAGCCGGAGCGCCTTGCAGGCCGGGTCGATCATGACGCAGCTCTCGCGCATCCCGGCCTTCGACCGCATCGTGGGGATGAAGTCCCCGACGATCCGGCGCGCCTGGTCGCTCATGGCCATCTGGCCGCCGTCGTAGTACCAGTTACCGATCCGGAGGAGCCGGTGCCGCCGCTCCTTCGTCATGCAGACGAGGTAGCACCCGATGCTGGTCGCGTCGGTGGCTCCGCCGTCGCCGGCGAAGTACATCTCGACCGGGATCAGTTCATCCCTGCCCGGGATCTGCCGCAGTATGTGCTTGTTGACGTCGAACATCCAGTAGATCACGCCCTGCGGGATCACGCGCTCGCCGAGCCAGTCGCGCTTCCAGAGGAATGGGCTCTTCGAGCAGGCGATCCGGATCTCCTCGCGCCGCTTCGGCGTGATGATCGGATTATCCTCGACGGTCCAGTGCGTGAAGCTGCAGTCCTGAATCTCGAGGACTTCTTTGATCACCGGATCCTGCGGAGGCGGAGGGTTAAGGTCCGCGATATGCCAGCGGTCCTGCGCTGCGTAGGTACGCCGGAGGCACTCCTGGATCATCGACATGTGCAGGAGATTGATCTCGCAGAAGTAGACGGACCCGAGGCTCATGCCGGTGATCGACTTGTGGCTGTCAGCTTTCCCGCCGCCCTTCCAGTAGACCTTCCGGATCGTTCCATCCGGCATGTAGATCAGCAGGTGCGCGCCCTCGTCGTCATGGGCGACGCGGCTGCAGCCCCTGAATGTATGGATCAGGCCGAAGCCATCGCCGTCCATGATCAGGCGATAGGCCTGCTCTGAGCTGTACGCCGTGACGAGGTGATTCGTGTCGCGGCTGTGGATCAGATGCCGCGCGTAGCGTGCAATCCCCGCCGTGGTCTTCCCGGATCTCGGTGTGCCCTCCAGCCAGTCGATGGTGTGCACGTAGGGCGCGGCGATCAGGTCGCGCTGCTTCTTTCCCCAGACGATGCCGCTCATAAGGCGCCGCCCTTCTCGATCGCCAGGATGGACTCCAGGACGCCGTTCGTCGGCAGCTGCTGCACTTCGGTCTTATCGCGCCACTGTGCCGGCTTCCGGTTCTTCAGCCAGAAGATCTGCGCGGTGACCTGCGCCGGGTAGTGGATCTGCTTCGTGGCTTCCACCACCTCTTCGTATTCCCGGACCTTCCGCCCGGTGTCCTCGTCGTAAATTGTCCGCTTGACCTTGATCGGCTCCGTGATCTCGATCGTGTAGCCGCAAGCGCTCCTGTAAAGGGCGTTTTCCACCACGCGGTCCGCGGCGTCCTTCCCTTCCTTCAGGGCCTCGGCGATCTCTGGAAATCGATCCCGCCACGTTTTGATGGTGGTGAGACTGCAGCCCATGTTCTTGGCTATGTCTTTAAGCGTCAGGCCATCGCGTGCCCAGCCCTGGATCCGCAGCAGGCCTTCTTCGGTCAGCCACTGGTCAAATTTAGCCGCCACGCTTTCGCCTCGCTTTCTTGTAAAAGTAAGCGCCCCCGGAGCACGAAGCCCCGAGAGCGCGTTCAGGAGGATCACAAGAAAAGCGGCCCGGAAGTCTCCGCGCCGCTTTGCATCTGATCACGCCTATCAGTGTATCACAGATCCTTTTAACATGTTTAACATGTTCATAGCCCCGGACCGCCGCATCCTGTACGTGTGCTGCATCGAGTAGTGCAGGTGGTCCGCGATCTCCTTCATGGACCGGCCCCCGAGGTAGTAGGCGTCGAGGATCGCAGCCTCCCGGCTGTCCTCCAGCCGGTCGATCAGTTCAGACACCTCCAGGATCCGCAGTGCCCGCCGCTTCTGCAGCTCCACGATCTGGCTGTCAAGATCCGCGACCTCAGCCATGACCTTCGCCATGCTGTCCTCCGGCGTTGTCTGCACCCGGTCCTTGTCGTAGGTGATGGCAGCCGGGAGCAGGCACGACCGAAGCTCCTGCCGGCGGAGATCCTTCCGCCAGATCTCGTCGCTGATCCGGCGGGCGGACAGAAGATAATCATACACCTCTTTCAGTTCCATCCGCGTCTCCTTTCTCTGCCGGCTGCCAGAGCACGTGCGACTTACAATCGAAGCAGGGCGCTCTGTCATGCCTGAACCAGTAGCAGTCCGTGCAGCTCCGCTTCTCACTCTCAGCGAGCCGCTGCAGCCAGCGTTCCTCTTTGGCGTTCTCTCTGCGGACGACATCCCAGAGCGAGATCCGGAGCTTATAGGTCACCATCTCGCTGTAGAGATATACGTCCGTCATCTCTTCGATCAAATTCTCGAGCGCTGCCTGCGCCGTGACCGGCGTCGGGTTCTCCTTCCGGATCACACGGGCCAGCTTCAACACCGCCTGTGCGAGCTCTGCCGCCTCTTCCGCGAACCCCTCCAGCAGCGCGGGCGTCTGCATCCGGTCTGCGATCAAGTCCGTCTTACTTATCGTCATCGTCTCCCTCCTCCACTTCTACACAAACATAGCGCTCGCTGTACTTTATGCCGTTCGTCCCGTGAGCCCGGTGGCTCACGTAGCTCCGGATGCTGTTGACCGATACGCCGCACCGGCGGGCCAGCTCCGCCACGCTGTCTGCTACGACTTCGGGCAGAAGATACGGAGGCGGCCCGCACTTCATCCAGATCCTCTTCACGTCCTCGGCCTCTCTGAATCGTCCAGCCGGATGTCGATCCCGATCGCGTCGAAGAGCTCCTTCCGGAGATCCTCGACCCTGATCTCGCCCTTCCGCCACGTTCCGAGCTCCTGGTCCACAGCGCCGAAGAGCCGCAGGCACCGCTGACCGCCGAAGCCGAAGATCTTGTGCAGCTGGATCCCGAAGAGGTAATACATAGCGTAGGTCATGTTCTTCGCGTCCTCCGAGATCCTGGCTTCCTCGTACTCCTTCCGAAGCCGCCGCTCCTGTTCGCTGCTCGTGCGGTCCACGTAGGCGTAGAGCTCCTTCATGGACTTCTTCCGGGTCTTCTTCTCAAAGTTCCGTTTAAGACTCCGCATGGTGCTCATTTCCCGCTCCTCTCTTTTAAGGCGGCCAGAAGAGCCGCCTATCTGCTGATTAGATCGCTCATTCTTCCTGCCTTTCCGTATTGACTAAAACCTTGACTAATCCGTGACTTTTGTTGACTAAGTTGTCAATGCACCTCTGGCATATCCAAAGGCTGTGCCTGTGAGCCTGCAAGGTGTCGCATATCTTCCCCTTCTTTCTGGCACTTTCATAATTCCTTGTCACGTACTCAAATGCTATCTTTGCACCCGTGCCGTGGCAGATGGAGCAAACGCAGTTATCCTGCTCGAGTTTGCAAAAGAGAAAATCATTATGCGTTCGTTTAAATTCTGCCCCGTATTTGTCTACGCCCTGCTCGGTCATTCTCTTCTCCTTTCCTTCAGCGCTTCCAGCAGCGCGCGCTGGCCCGTGTCCTTAGACTGCAGGGCCTTCATCACCTGCTCGTCGACCGTGCCCTCTGCGATCAGGTGGTGGACGATCACGGGCCTCTGCTGGCCCTGCCGGTGCAGCCTCGCGTTCGCCTGCTGGTAGAGCTCCAGGGACCAGGTGAGGCCGTACCAGACGATCACATGGCCGCCGTCCTGCAGGTTCAGGCCGTAGCCCACGCTCGCAGGATGCGCCAGCAGCACCGGGATCTCTCCGCGGTTCCACGCCGCGATGGTCTCAGGGCCTTCCAGCTCCCTCGCGTCCGGAATCTTCTCCCTGATCGCTTCCAGATCGTGCTTGAAGCTGTAGAAGACCAGGACCGGGCTGTCTGACACGTCCACGATCTCTGCCAGGGCCTCGGCCTTCGCGTCGTGGATCCGGACGACCCCGTGCTCGTCGGTGTACGCCCTGCCATTCGCGATCTGCAGGAGCTTCGACATCACAGCGGCCGCGTTTAAGGCCGCCACGGTCTCGTCCTCGACCTGCAGGAGCTGTTCCTGCTCCATCTTCCGGTAGTTCTCCATCTCGGCCTCAGAGAGCCGAACAGGCACCTCACGATCAATTCTGTCGGGAAGCTCCAGGTAGTCCGCGGCGCTCATGCTCACGCAGATGTCGCTAATTCGCCTCCGTATCTCTTCCTCTGCTCCCCTGATGGCGGCCCACTTGTAAACGACATACCCGTTTTGGACTGCCGGCCGGAACCATTTCTCGCGATACCGCCCGAGTGTCCGGCCCAGCCGCTCGCCCCTGTCCAGCAGGAAGACCTCGGCCCACAGATCCATGAGGCCGTTGGGGCTCGGCGTCCCGGTGAGGCCCACCACTCTCTCGATGAACGGCAGCACCTGCCGCAGGGCCTTGAAGCGCTTCGCCTGGGGGTTCTTGAAGCTCGACAGCTCGTCGACCACGACCATGTCGAAGGGCCACAGCTTCCCGTACCTCTGGACGATCCACTGGACGCAGTCCCGGCCGATCACGTAGACGTCCGCCTTCCGGCTGAGTGCCTTCACGCGCTGCTGTGGCGTCCCCAGCACCCTCGAGACGGTCAACCCGCTCAGGTGGTCCCACTTCTCGTGCTCTCTCGTCCAGGTGTCCTCTGCGACCCGCTTTGGCGCGATCACCAGCACCTTCGAGACCGCGAAGTCGTCGATCAGCTGCTTCACTGCGGTCAGCGTGATCACCGTCTTGCTCAGCCGAGGCCCATATCCAGGAACAGCCCGACGTTCTCCTGGCCGTAGATCTTGTCGACCATCCTCGTCTGGTATTCATGCGGTATGAACTTCATTCGGCATCACCTCCCTCCAGTTCGTACTCCTCATACGGCGCGTAGCCTTCGTCCCGGTACTCTCCGGAGCTGGTCACATAATCAGCCATGTCCCTGATGAAATCCACGGCGCCCCGCTTCCCGTAAACGACACACACCTGCTGATGCCGCTCACGGAGCCTCCGGATCTGATACCGCTGTACCCTGCTGAGGCGCCCCATCGCGGTTTTAAGCTCCACGAAGACCGTCCGGCCGTCTGGAAAGATAGCCACCCGATCCGGCACGCCATCGTTTCCGGGACTCACAAACTTGAGCCACAGCCCTCCCAGTCCCTCGATCCTGGACTTAAGCCAGCTCTCGATTTCACTCTCTTTCATGCACACGCTCCAACTTCTTCAGAAGATTTCTCAAATAGGACTCCACTGTTTCTGCGGCCTTCCGGTCGACTTCTGCGTCGGACTCTTTAAACAGCGACCCGTAGAAAGCCTTTAAATAGTCGTTGCTCAGTTCAGGATGATCCTCGAACATATAATCTTCTGCCCTGGACCGGATCAGTTCTATCTTCTGCTCTGCCCGGGCCCACTGGTCTATGTCTTTTGCTTTAAGCACACCAGATGCGAGGATACTGACGTCTACGCTGATCTGGTGCAGCAGCCGCGTCATCGCTCCAACTTTTAAATACAGATCGATATCACGATCCTGTTTTCGTTTCGCCATTTTTCCCTCCTGTGACGACTGTGCCAACTGTGACTCTGTTTCTATAGAGATATACGCGTATAGGCGAATTAGGCATATTAGACATACGCGTATGCGTATATGCGTGCCTACGCATGCCTAAATTTGCCTATTTTACCTAAATAAATAAATCTCTATAGAATAGCTGTCACAATTGTCACTTGTCTAATTTGCTCTTTTGTAGAGTCGCTGGAGGCCATAATCTGTCACGCGTCTCCTGACGCTTGTCCTGGCCCATCCGGGGATCTTCGCCATGATCTTCGCTATCGCGTAGGAGTCTTTCGGCTCCATCCTGGTCGCATTCCCGTGCAGTGCTTCTACCCAGATCTCGATGTTCGATACCTCCGTCCGCCGGACGGTTCCAGGCTCCCCGCTTTCGAGGAACATGAGGCGTGTATTCATATCCATCTCACCCCACCCCTCAGGCAGCAGTCTGTCGAGGAACTCTTCCACGATCCCCTGCCGCTCATCCGGTTCCATCGCTTCGCGCTGGGCGTCCGCAGCTTTGGCTTCAGCCTCCGCAGACAGCTCCAGGTCTTCTCCTGTATCGTAGAGGATCTTCGCCTCCGCCCAGATCTGGTCCACGATCTCTTTCGGCATGTTCACCGTTCGCGCTCTGCCTTCCTTCCGGATCCTGACCGGCCAGAAGCGCCGGTCTCCCGACCACCTTTGCGATCTCAGCTTTTGTCATCACTGTACCTCCTCATCCTTTGGAAAAAGATCCTCTATTTTGCACTGGAGCGCGTCGCACATTTTATATGCCACGCTGACTGGCGGCTCCGATTCTCCGCGGATGTACCTCCGCAGCGTTGCCTGACGGATTCCTGCCACTTCGCACACCTTGTTTCGCGAGGTATGCCGGAGATCAATGTAGTCCATGATTTTGTTCGTCATTCCTTCTCTCCTTCCATCGGCATCCTCTGCACTCCCCGGCGGTATGCGTCTTCTTCCCCGGGGCGGCGATTCCAGAAGTTAATGGCTTCTTCTTTTGTATCGTAAACAAATGATGTGGGCATACACGGGCATTCGCGGTTTTCACACGATA